GCCTTACAGTAAATACAGTCCTAAACAAAAGAAGCTTGCTGCCGTTGCTGGTGACAAGAAAAAGATTACCCAAGCTGACATCATAACGTTAAAGCGTCGCAAGGGTATGGCTATTAAAAAGAAGTAAGGTGGCTGTATCGTTGTCCATAGGCAGAGGTGAGAAGTCCCGTAAAGGCGGACTCACTGCAAAGGGTAGACGCAAGTACAATCGTGCTACTGGGTCTAACCTGAAAGCTCCTCAACCCGGTGGTGGTCCTCGTAAGCGTTCGTTCTGTGCTAGGATGTCAGGAGTAAAAGGACCAATGAAAGACAGTAAAGGCAGACCTACCCGTAAAGCGTTAGCGTTAAGAAGGTGGAAGTGCTGACAGATGCCTAAACCTTTTCGCAGAGCTAGACCCCGTCCTAATCCTTTATTCTTTCAGAACAGGACTCTATCAGCTACTAGCGGTAGTGGTGGGGGTGGTAGCACTGCTGCTGTAGAAGTATCTATTGCCACTTTAAAAACCAGATTGATTGCGTTAGAGTCAATAAAAGCGTTAGAATTTGAGGAGTAACCATTTATGAAAGATCACGTAGAAGGAGCTAAACTAGCAGACAACTATACTGAACTGTGTAAAGATGCAGTCGGGTACATGAAAGCGATGGAGGAGTACAACCCAGCTTTGATGAACACTGTGGGTAAGTGGTTGAAAGATAACAACATAACAGTTGACTCCCGGAACGGTACTCCTATGGATAGTTTAGCTAACGATTTTAAAACTTTGCCTTTCAGTGAACAACAAGACGAAACACCAAGAGATACCACCGCCTCTGCGGGACTTTAGAAACTTTCTGTACTTAGTATGGAAACATCTTAACCTACCAGACCCGACAGAATTACAGTACGATATTGCTGACTATATGCAGCACGGACCTAAGCGGTCAACCATCATGGCGTTTCGTGGTGTTGGTAAAAGCTGGATTTGTAGTGCGTATGTAGTACATCAGTTGCTACTAGACCCAACAAAGAACGTACTCGTTGTATCTGCCAGTAAGAATCGTGCTGATGACTTCTCCACGTTTACGTTAAAGATTATACACGACATACCCATCCTTAAACAACTGAAACCAACAGAGAACCAACGGTTCAGTAAGATAGCTTTCGATGTAGGACCAGCTCCTGCGTCACACGCCCCGTCCGTTAAGTCCCTTGGTATATCGTCCCAGTTAACAGGGTCTCGTGCTGATATAATCGTAGCGGACGACGTGGAAGTCCCTAACAACTCCGCTACCCAAGGTATGCGGGATAAACTAGATGAACAAGTAAAAGAGTTTGAAGCGATCCTTAAACCCCTCGATTCGTCCCGTGTGTTATTCCTTGGTACTCCTCAGTGTGAAGATAGTATCTATAACAAACTACGAGAAAGAGGCTACAACGCCCGTATATGGCCTTCGGAGTATCCGGATGAGTCAGAAGTCATATCAAACTACGGAGGCGATCTAGCACCCCTTATAGCGGATAATATAGACGAAACAACAACAAGTACCACTACAGAACCCCTACGGTTTACTGATATGGACCTAGAGGAACGTAAGATGTCCTACGGTCGTACCGGGTATGCGTTGCAGTTCATGCTGAATCCTAAGCTGTCGGATGCTGACAGATACCCACTGAAGATTAACGATCTGATTATCATGGACGTAGACGTGGATACTGCTCCTGAAAAAGTCCTGTGGTCGTCTGATCAAGACCAAGCGGATAGAACACTACCTAACGTAGGTCTCAGTGGGGATCGATATAAACGTCCAGCTAAAACTATCGGGGATAACATACCCTATACAGGCTCTGTACTATCCATTGACCCGTCTGGTCGTGGTAAAGATGAAACCGGGTACGCTGTCGTCAAGATGCTTAACGGTCAACTGTTTGTACCTGATGCTGGTGGTATACGTGGTGGTTATGACGAGGTAACACTAAAACGTCTCGTCTCTATTGCCAAGGATAACAAAGTTAACAAAGTAGTCATAGAGTCTAACTTTGGTGACGGTATGTTTATGGAACTGATTAAACCGTTGTTTCGTACTACGTACCCGATAACAATAGAAGAAGTAAGACATAACAAACAAAAAGAACTACGTATTGTTGATGTTATGGAACCTGTACTCAACTCTCATCGTCTTATTGTTGATCCCAGTGTTATTAACGACGACTATAAGAGTGCTCTTAGTTACCCTATAGAACAACAAACCAGGTACATGCTAATGTATCAACTATCACGAATAACACGTGATAAAGGTTCTCTTGTACACGATGACCGTCTTGACGCTTTATCAATAGCGATTGGTTACTGGGTGCAGCAGATGGCTGCCGACGTTAACCAAAACATGATTGATAGAAAGCAAGAACTGTTAGATCAAGAGTTAACAAACTTTACTGATAGCTTTTATAAACGTAAACGTTCTAAAGCGTTCCTCTGGAGTTAACAAATACTTCTATATCTATCTCTCTATAACTGTGTTTTTGTAGTTAGTACAGATACAGGATTATTTATAATCACACCTATCCTTAAATACTGTTAAAACAAGATGACGACTATAGGATAAAAGCGTGTCAAGTCTTTGAGGAGCTTTTACAATAACAGTTAATAACGACGACGATTATAAACGTCATTCGTTGTTAGTATTGCCTAAAGAAAAGCTATCGACTTATTGATGTTATCGTTTAAAACAGACAGCTGTTGCAGGCACCCTCACTAAAGCCGTGAGAGGCTAGTATAGCAACATAGAGCCTATACAGGTTGGGTGTCAATAGTAGAGTTGTAAGTCGTTGTTAGTAAGTGCTTTATGAACCGTGACAAAACGACGCTTGAAGATTGTAACAATATATCGTACACTTTTAGCATCATGATTACAGCAACGACAACACTACGTTAATGTCTTATGGATATGCACCATCAAGTCGATTCTTTTATGTTTGATCTGGACAATTTAATACGACGATACCAGCAGGAATACGACCTGTCAGACCAAGCATTAGTGGGGGCGTTGGAGTTCGCCAAGCTCACTGTTTTAACGGATTCTAGCATACTTTTCAGCCCGGAAGACATAGACGAAGACGGTCTTTCTGACGGCGGTATCAGTCCGCACTTCTAGTCGGTCACGCTGTTCCCTCCTATCGCACTTACTCGTTACACTCGATAACTGCTCTTTAGTCGGCTTAAACGTAAATTTGGTGAAAAAATCTGAGCGGCTTACGCTATATACGCGCGCATTAATTACCCCCGCGTGTGCCTGCGTTTTTTCTACTGGCAGGGGCATAGCTCTAAAAGTTGTTTCGTAAGTCGTTGATTATCAACAGCGTTCGCACAAGATCCATTATGTCTAATTTACACGAGTAAAGCACGCAAGTAGCTGATTACCAATAGTTTATGAGACTAGGTGCCAGGTATCGTTGCTTGTTGTTTTGCTTATTGCAAGTTAGTTGCGTTAACATCGTTTCATATCATTCTATCATGATAAGTTGATGCGTTGTCATCTGTATTTTTTACGCTTCTGCCGTCGTCAAAACGATCACAAACGATCAATAACGATCAAAAGCAATCAGAAACGATCATTTAGTCTTTTCAGCTTAAAACCCGCTTAAACAGTACACTTTCACTTTCCGCTGTGTTGTAAATCATTGATATTGTTAGTACTTACAGCAAAAGTCTTCGCTTTAAATGTGATTTTTGGGGTATTTTTGTCGTTGTGAATAACTTTTTAAAAATAGTTGTAAATCGTTGTTATTCAATGAACTTACAAAAGTCAAAAGTGCCAAAAAGTGCCGTTTAGGGGGTTGACAAGTATGTTACATTGAAAGCTCACATTATTATCAACTCTTAATCACTACTTATTATGAATAAAACAATCAATTGGAACAAATTTGAGGCTACAATCTATAGCTCAGTCACAAGGCATGAATATTTGCTTAAACGCTCCAAAGCCATTTACGCAGTGGAGAGAGACATTCTAAGGCATAAATCAGAAAAGGCATATAACGCTTTCAAAACCTTCCTGAAACAAATCGACAAGGCAATTATTTTAGACGCTCAAAGATTGGACATGATTAGAGATTTTAAAGTAGTCGATCATCTTTAATCACTACAAACAACCAACTCACAAAAAAACTATTATTACTTATCATGACACAAAACGAATTTGATTCACTAATAGACTCACTAGTTGATTCTGTTAAAGATTATAACCTCGACGATTCATTTGATCATTACAACGCAATCCATGAGATATGTGGCAATTGCAACTATTCTTTTGTTAATTACAAAGCTTGGCAACTGGTCAACTTTGTGCGCTTTGATATGTACGACAACGGGGCAAAGATTCAATTATTTGACGAAGTAGAAATGGAGGTCAAAGAAAACGGGCACAATACCGATGATGTTAACCTTGACGATTATATTTTATCTTTCGCTTTTAATATTCTAAAGGTTGCAACTCTTAAAAAATACGAATCATTACAAGTTAATCAGGAGGTAGCATAACATGAAAACCGAAAACGATTTAGAACGCCACATGCCACGGACAAAACCGCGTACCTTCTTACTTTACTTGTTAGCTAGTCCAGTACTGGCACTTGGTGCGTGGCTTGTGCTTTTGTACCTAGCTTGCAAAGAAAGTTAATCTTTAACCGATAAAAACACTATGAAAATTAAAAACCAATACGAATATCAATTCCCAGCTTATGCGTTATGTGCGTTATTCAATGGCGACTTAGACGGACTAGATGATGATGACATTGAAAACTTTAACCGATTTATGGATCAAAATAAAAACATAGATGTTTGGGATGACAAGGAACCTGATCAGGAACCGTACTTTGCACCTTATCCAGAATTTGGACTGGCTTGTAATGTAGTTGATCTAGTCGGCATCGAGTTTGAAAAGGATGAAAGCTAATATCATGAATAAAGATTTAAAAACTGAATTCCAATTAACTTATGACAAGGGCGATGCATGGGGTAGCTGTATGCAGTGGCTGTTTGCTGTTTGCGATTACCTAACCTTTGAAACGGATGAATGCGTACCTGATAACTGGCAATTCAAACCTAGTCCTTTGGGTGCAGATGAGGATGATTATAACTATCAGACATTGAAAGAATTAGATGTACCGTCTGAGGATGTTTTACACTTTGGAAGCTTACTTGTCCGATTTAGTGAAATGTTAAAAAGGAAAGGCTTAGATTATTAAAACGATGAATAAACTATTACTATTACTCACCTTGCTACTCTTAACCGCCAGTTGCTCGACAACTTACCGCGATCATCCTATTGACTTATGCCCGAGCGATGAAGGCTTTAGTTGTCCGATTGACGGCAGTCCTTGCCCTTTTTGTGGCAGAACTCTTAACCGATAAAAAACAAATGAAACAATATAAAATAACAGACAACGGCTTACTTTTTATCTACATAGATGGATTGAAACACGCTACTTACTTTTATCACAGCGGAAGCGAAAAAATCTGGGAGGAAGCTGGCTATGAAAGAATTTGAAGTAGAATTGAAAGCTACCACTTATCGCACTTTTTATGTGACCGCAGAAAGTAGAGAGGAAGCTGAAGAATTGGCTTTCGATGCACTCGACAACGATGAAGAAATAAGTGGCACTTGGAAGGACGAAGCAAAGGTAAACTTTATTGAACCGAAGGATGACTAAACAAGTCTGCAAACACTGCGGTCTGACGCTGCAAGGCACGGAGCAAGAGAACGAGGATATATGCGTCCAATGCTTAACCGATCTTTGCTTTAAACCCGGCTATTCGATCATTGAAGGAATGATACGACAAGCAACCGACAACCCTATTAATAAAACCGAGAATAAAACTAATGATACAACCGAGAAAACTACCGATAGAGAAGATCAAGAAGGCCGTTAGTGCCGTATTTGATACAACGCCAGAGTTAATCGACTCTAAAACCAAGTTTCAACCGCATGCGTTGGCTCGTCAAATCTGCTATTACTACGCCATGACAGGCAGGTCTTACGTGTCCGTGGCAAAACTGTTTAACAAGCACCACGGATCGATCATGCACGGTGTCCGTAAGATACGAAGTCTTAGCGATGACGACTGGCAAATTAAAGCGTACCTAACCGAGATCGAGAAAGAGCTATGAGCATTAGTACAGCACTCGTCATCATCCTATTGTTCATCATCCTTACATCGTTTTTATATGAAGACTAGAGAACCGACCGTTATGATAGAAGAACTTATGTTTTTTATTTTACACAACGAGATGAACGGAGAACTGAATCCTGACCATCCGTTTATGACCCTTTATGTTGAGCTTCAGAAACTGCTTGACCGACAAAATCAAAAGAGGTACGACCTTTACGTGTCCGTAACTGCGGACGAAACAAAAACCAAATAACCACAACAAAAAAAACTAACTATGAAAACTATAACACACAGAAGCCTACCTTATGAAGAATACAGCGTTGAAGAATGTCAAAAGATATTCAATGACCGCTTCCTTAACCGACCTTTTAAGATGTCGCGAGCTAAGCGTTACGCAAATGCCATGACGAATGGAGACTGGATCGATGAAACAAGAATCAGTTTTTACAATGGACAATTAGACGACGGACAACATCGTATGTTTGCTTGCATTTTAGCACAGCGACCTTTCCGTGGTTATGTGTTAAGGCACAACGATCCAAAATTGTTTTCGACTATGGACTGCGGTGATAAACGCACTAATTCAGATGCACTATCTGTTGCACAAAAGAAGAATACATCAACTCTAGCATCAGCATTGAAAGTACTAGAATCTATACATCGTAAACAAGGCTTAAAGCACGGTGTTGGAGGCGTGACTGTCCGTATTGAACCTTACGAAATAATGGGTGTACACAAAAAGTACCCGGACATTGATTACAGTGCTTCCATTATTCACTCAAATGTCAAACGCTTTAGGTATCCAACAGGATCAGCAACCGCTTTGCATTACTTGCTGCGAAAAAGAGAGATAGGTGTACAAAACACTGAAGGACTTGACTCGCCTTTAGCTGATAAATTCATGATCGAACACATGATGAAAGGTTACGGGCTTTACGAAGGCCATCCGTGTGCAACTTTTCGTAATTACGCACAGAAGTGTTTGAACAAAGAGATGCCCGGTATTGATCGATTGACTCACCAGCAAATGATTCACGGTGGAATTATGACTTGGAATAAATGGGTGAAAGGTAAGCAAATGAAACGGATTAAGATTCCTAATGTTACAGAGCTACCTAAAATCTTACTACCATAAACATGGACTACGATAGCTGGCTAACCGAGTTCCTTGACTACGAGGACGATGACGGACTAACCGAAGAGGAGAGACAAGAACTAAAAGATTTGTACGATGAATGGGTAATAGATCAATACGAACAAAACAAACACTAGACTGATGTAATATGGACGGACACGAGGACGAGATTGAAGACATAGAAATAGACGAGTCGTTGGCTAAACAAGTGGCGAACGGACTTGACTACTTTTGGTCACAGAATGAGTTGTGTTATGATGAGACATTAAAGGTTGTTAGAAGTGATCGACCTCGTGTCCGTCCTAAATATTCCTACGATTACATTAAACGAAGCAAGGACGATGTCGAAGGCAATTGAGTTCGAGATGAAACGATGGGGACGAGCGACATACCGCCAGTTCCAACAGTTCTATAAAGAAAGTGATCGCGGTTCTGAGATGGACAGCAGTAAGCGTATCCTTGGTAAGCTTGCACCTCAACTAGCACAACCGATTGAAGACTTCTTTAACCGATTTGCCGGAGACGACAGCCCATCGATGCCGTTGTGGTTGTGTTACATCGCAGACTTTCATCCACAAATGGTGGCACACATCGGGTTAAAGGTTTTACTCGACCGTATGTACGCACCAGATCGATTCTTTACAGCACTAGCGAGAGAGATAGGTGGTGCGTTCG